CAAGGAGGACGGCACGCCAGCCCCGGTCATGCAGGATGAGCCGGAAGTCACCGAGCAGCGCCACACGCCGGACATGGCACGCAAGGCCTACGACCTGCGTGACCGCGGCCTGTCTCTCAACGACGTCGCCACAGCCTGCCAAGTGCCCCGAGGCAGCGTGGTCTACCTGATCAGCAAGGGGCATGAGCTCTTCCTCGCAAGCCAACGAAAGGACATTGAACCATGAACGCAACCAAGGCAGAATCCCCACAGATGGCAGATCCATTCATTTACGCACCGCAGCCGACCAGCAAGGTCCAAGCAGTAACCCAGGCAGGCACCAGGCCGTCCATCCATGTCTCGCTGTACGCCTACGGCGGCATCAGTGCGGCCTGTATGATGTCCTGGGTAGACCTGACGGCCACATTTGCCCGGTCAGACCGTCAGACCGATCTGCGCACCATCCGGGAGGATGCCCTGATATCCCGCAGCCGTTGCCGCGCTACCAAGTGGTTCCTCGACTCCGGCAAGGATGTCTGGGTGCAGATCGACCACGACATCGAGTTTGCCGCGGCCGACATAGTCCGCATGGCCGAGCTGGCCCATGAACACCAGGCAACGGTCTGCATCCCCTACCCATGCCGGACAGTTCCGCCCAGGCCGGCCCTGCGCCCAAAGGCCGAGCACCTGCAGGCCCTGAAGCATCAGGTCTCTGACGCCGAATGCGCAGCGGAGCTGGTGCCCATCACGATGTTCGCGTCCGGATGCCTCGCAATCCCCCGCAAATGCCTTATGGCGACACTTGATGCGCTGGCAGGGTCAGGAGTGCAGAACCCCTACAGGATCGACTGGTGCGAGGATGTGCGCGTCGAACGCTTCCCGACCCTGTGGATGCCACTGGCCATGGAATCCATGCCCGGCAAACTCGAGTATCTCAGTGAGGATTATGCTGCCGCAGTCAGGATGACCCTGGCCGGAGTGAAGCACCTCTCGATGAAGCCCCGTAAGCAACTCAACCACTGGGGAGAGTTCCCATACTCGTTCAAGCCTTATGCCGGGTAAGAAGACGAGGGCATCGCTAAACGATGTCGCTGCCAAGGCAGGAACAGACAGAAACCGCGTAACATGGGCGCTGCGTGATGACCCCAAGTTGACACAAGAGTTCAAGGATAAAGTCAGGAAAGCTGCAGAAGAAGTTGGTTACGTCAAGCCACCAGAGAACCAGCACCCAAACTCTAAGCTAGACCAAGACAAGGCCGACAAGATTGTAGAGGGTATCGTGACCAATAAGTCACTTGCCACAATTGCTGCAGAAACAGGGCTGAGTGAGCACACCGCCTTCAAGTACATCAGGGGAGTCAAGGTCCCGACGGATTACCCGGAGAACGAGGAGGACTGGCGAAAGGACGTCACAGGGTTCCTGGAGGTCGCAATATGGAAAGGAACAAGAAGATTGGCTCAGGAATCAATGGCTTTCATTGATGACCGCAGTCTACCCGTAGCGGTGGCTGTGCTGACCGACAAGTTGGCTACCATCAAAGGCCAGCCCACCAGCATCCATCTCGCCATGACGGCCTCAGTAAACCACCGCGACCTGATGAAAGACCTGAAGGAGCGCGACGTGACCCCCGTGAACGACGAGCAGACGCCCGACCTAGTTTAGGTAGTGGCCCGAAATGTCCTACCCCTACCGCGGCAGCACCACTGAAAACCACGCTTTTAGGCCTGTTTCTGGCACTCATGCCTACAATAGCAGTTATATTCACTTGGTGACGCAAACACGCAGCAAAGGCCCGTAAACATTGATCGAAACGCACGTCAGCACCCCTCCGCCGGACCAATGTCCTACCCCGTTACAAGGGCCACCCCGGGGGAGGGGGTCGGGCATTCCGCGGCGGCGCTAAAAGTCGACGGGTTTATCCGAACGAAAAATATTGAGAAATGACCAACCCCATCTGCCTCACGTGCTCCAAGCTATTCACTATCCTCAAGCCTCGCGAAGGCCCTAAGCAAAAGCGCTTCTGCAGCGAGGCGTGCAACGCCGCTTGGTGGAACGAGCAGCCGCAGCACCCTGTCATACCCAAGGTCGACGCCTCGCACCCCCGCGCACTCGAGTTGAAGCTCAAGCGTACCCAGCTTGTCCTACTGGAGAAGGCCGATCCGTACACCTACGGCTACATTCCGGACCACTGGGAGATTGCTAATACCGAGTTTGCTGCCACTCAGGAGCTGCTGATCTCCGGTGGTAACCGCGCAGGTAAAACACTGTGGGCAGCACGGCGCATTGTGCAAACGCTGTTGGAGAAGGAGAACGCTAGTGTACTATGTTGTCACACTAGCCATGCCACTAGCGTAACTGTACAGCAGCCTGCCATATACAACTATTTGCCTGTAGCACTACGAGCTACTAAGAAGGGCCGCATTCACTATTTGAACTACAGCAGGAAGAATGGTTTTACGGATGGTTCTTTCATTCTGCCTAATGGATCACGGTGTGATTTTCTGAACTACACGCAGAGCGAGAACACTATTGAGGGACGTGAGGCCGACTTGATTTGGTGCGATGAGTTGGTGCCTCAGAGCTGGGTTGAGACGTTGCGATATCGGCTTATTACACGCCGCGGCAAGCTCTTGGTGACACAGACACCGCTGGAAGGTGTTGCTAGTGTGTACAAGGAGTTCACTGCTGGCTCTGCTATTACCCGGTTCGATGATGCGGATCTGCTGAAGGGCAAGCAGGCGCTTCCTACGTGGCCTATGGGCAAGTCTGCTCGCACTATGGTTCAGGCTCAGACCAACCGGAGGACGGTGTTCTTCTTTAGCGAAGACAACCCGTACAACCCCTTCGATGAAATGAAGTCGAAGCTGGTGGCCTCGCCTATGGGCCAGATCCTCACTCGGGCCTACGGATGGGCAAGTGACAACATAGGCAAGGCCTTCGCTCGGTTCAGGCCGGATATCCACTGTATCGAGCGGGATAATGTGCCTCCCGGTGGTACGCTGTACATGGTGTGCGATCCGGCTGGTGCGCGTAACTGGTTCTGTTTGTGGCTACTGGCCTACGAGGATGGGAAGCGCATTGTGGTGCGGGAGTTCCCTGACTTCAGCAACTATGGCGAGTGGGTGCTGCCTAGCGAGAAACCTGACGGCAAGGCTGGGCCTGCGCAGACATTGGATGCAGGCCGGTCGATATCGGAGTACCGCAACCTATTCAGGACCATTGAGGCGGAGCTTGGTTACGGCGAGCCTGTGATGCGACTGATTGATCCTAAGGCCGGCGGTAGTCCGGCGCTATCGGAGCAGGGCGGGACCACTCTGATCGACCTACTGGCCGAATCGGAGAATCCGTTGGATGAACCCATGGCATTCGTACCTGCGCCGGGTGTGCCTGTGGACCAAAGGACGTCGGCTATTAACAGCCTGTTGTCCTACGATGCCACACAGCCGCTGACGCCGTTGAACGAGCCGAGTCTGTACATCACCAAGGACTGCTCCAACCTGACGTATGCGCTATCTGAGCATACCGGACGCGATGGTCAGAAAGGTGCCAGCAAGGATCCGATTGATTGCTTGGGTATGTTGCTGGTCTCCGGCCTTGCCTACGTTGGCAATGGGGGCTTCAATTCCCGCGGCGGCGGTGGATACTAAATTTTGACCCTATGCAAGGCGATTCATACAAGACGGCTACTGATGTGATGGCGTCGGTTGGCGACTCACCCAATGTGAGTGCGTTGACCGAGGAGTTGCGGCGTGCTGCTACCGATTATGGTATTGGTAGCCGTGTCGAGCGTATTGAGAATACGCGCTACTGCCGGTGGCCCGGTCAAACGAGCGACGGCAAGAAATGGAACGATGCGTCCAATGCGCAGAAGCCGGCGTTCCCTTGGGATGGTGCTAGTGACACTCGAATTCCGCTGGCCGATGAGGTGGTCAATGGATTGGTCGATCTGTGCTCGACCTCATTCTGGCGTTCTATGCTCAGGGTTGTCCCGAGCAATGTGACAACGGTCGATCAGGCCGCTACCGCCCACAACCTGATGGACTGGGCTGTGAACTCCAAGATGTACTCGGATTTGACCCGTGAAGTGGAGTTGCTGGCTCAGTATGTGTGGACCTATGGCTGGGCAGGCGTGCACATCTCGTGGCAGCAGGAAATGGGTCAGAAAGAGCAGTACCTGACCATGGATCAGATCGTAGCTCTTGCCGCCCAATCGCCTCAGGGCTCGGTGCTGTCTGACTTGCCGAACCTCATTGCTAATCCGGAAGCCGACGATCAATCCGCGGAACTGTTGATGGCAGCATTTCCTAACCTGAAGAAACGTCGGGCCATTAAGGCGATCAAGGAGTTGCGCGAGGAAGGAGAGTGCGACTTCCCGGTTCCCACGATGGTGAGCAACAAGCCTTACATCGCTGCTTTGGCTCCGTGGGATGAGCTGGCTTTTCCTCCGGAGACAACGGATATCCAGAGCGCCCGTGTTGTTTTCCGCCGTCATTACATGACCTCGATTGAGATCATGCAGAAAGTAGAGACCGACGACTGGGACGAGGAGTGGGCTCAGGAGGCCATCAACACCATGGGCAAGTTCAGCAACTACGCTGACTACACCTACACCATCGGACTTCCGAAGAATGCCTTCCTCGACCGCGAAAACCTCATTGAGGTTGTTTACGCCTATCAGAAGGCAGTGGATTCCGACGGCATTCCCGGCGTCTACTACACGGTCTTCTGCCCTCAAGTAGGTGGCAAATGGGGTTACTTTGAGCTGCTCGATTATGCCCACGGTCAGTACCCGTTTGTGTGCTGGAGAAGCGAGTTGATCCATCGAAAGATGGTCGAATCTCGCGGTGTGCCTGAGGTTTGCGCGACGTGGCAGCATGAAATCAAAGCCCAGCGCGACTCGGTGTTCGACTATACCTCATTGGCGACCTTGCCGCCCATCGAAGTGCCCAAGACTCGTGGCGGTAATCTCAAGATCGGGCCTGCCATTCAGATCCCGGTGCTTCGCCGCGGTGAGATTGGCTTCATGCAGCCTCCTGCGCGTGAACCCGGTGTGGCTTTTACGCTTATCAACGAGGTGATGGCTCAGACCGACAGGTACTTTGGTAGACCGACCGAGAAAGTGCCTCCTGCAGTCACCCAGATGCGTCAGCAACGCACCATCAACAACTGGCTGCATGGTTGGACCGAGGCGTTCCGACAGGTTTTCTCGCTGACACTGCAGTACACCGGGCCGCTGGAGGTTCAGCGCATCACTGGATCTCAGATTCAGATTGGCGAGGATGTGCAGGACTTCGATGTCACGTTGAAGTTCGACGTTCGCGAGATGTCTACCGACCTTGTGAGCGAGAAACTAAAGGCAATCTCGACCTTGATCCTGCCTCTCGATACTGCCGGCGTCATTGATCGTGCAAAACTGATCTCTGTGGCGCTGCGTGCTATTGATCCTATGCTCGCCACCGAGCTTGTGATGCAGACCGGCCCTGCATCGCAGAAGATGTTCAAGGAAACCAACGATGAGGTGGCCCTGATGAGCCTTGGTAATCCTCCGGCACTGCGCGAGAACGACCCCACGGCTGCTATGCGCCTGCAATTCACGCAGCAGGTGTTGCAATCCAACCCGAAATATCAGGCGCAACTGCAGCAGGACCCGCTTTTCCAAGCGAATCTGCAAAAATACCTTGAGAACCTGCAGTTCTCAGTGCAGCAACAGCAGAATGCGGTCACCGGACGTCTTGGAGTTCAATAAATGAGAATCTCACAGGAGAAAATACAAGAGGCATTCGTTTCGGTTATGGATGGAGATCCATTCTACCGAGCAATGAATCAGGTCATCACAGACCAAATAGAATCCGAGGTTCTAAACAGCATACAGCCTGATCTATCAGACTCAGGCCGTGCCTATAACTGCGGAAGGGCTGCAGCGCTGAAGGATCTTTACGAATATTTCAACAATTTGAGGTCGGTTAATGGGTTGACGAATCAATCCGACTAGTGCCTCTTCACAAACAAGGTTTCTTGGTTGACCTCAACAACCATGGCGCACAATACCCGGCTTGCAGGGTCTAAATAGCATGGATAAATCACAGAATACACAGGAAGCG